ATAGCCTCTTACGGGCTCTTTGAGCGGTCTGTGGACTCTAACATTAAGAACCTTGCAGACATTACCGACATCGCCTCTAGAGAGCTTAAACTGCGTGCAACGCCACGAGCATCATTAGGTGCTATTCGCTTTCGTCTAGATAATCCAGACATGCCGAGTGCCATGCTTGACAGCCTTATTGGGGTCTTTTTTGGTCAGCCTGTGCTTATTAACAATCTGCCTAGCAACTTGCTTGGTGGAATCTTTGACGGCTTTGTCGAGAATGTGGCACTTAACGCTACACCTACATATGTAGACATAACTCTCTATGTCTCAGCAACAGACTTCTCACTCAGTACGACTCAATGGGAAACAGTATTGCCTGCATCACTTATCTGGACAGGCGTAAATGCTACACTTATCTACAGCAACGCGACAGGAGCTCTAACCTAATGGCAACGACTACTACAAACTATGGCTTTGATGTACCTACATCGAGCGATTTAGTAAAGAATGGCGCGACTCAGATCGCTCTGCTAGGTCAGGACATCGACACATTCCTATTTCGCCCTTTCACTCGCAATGGCGTTCTTAACTCAAGCATGAATGTCTGGCAGCGTGGCACTTCTATCGCTGTTGCAGCTTCTGCAACTGCTTATACATGTGATCGCTGGAAGATGTCACTTGCTTCTGGAGCTTCTTACACAGTAAGCCGACAAGCAACAAACGACACTACTAACCTGCCTTTTATCCAGTATTGCGCTCGCGTTCAACGCGACAGCGGACAGACTGGAGTTAATGCTAGTTACTTTATCCAAGGCATCGAGACTGTTAATTCCATTCCTTTTGCAGGTAGAAGCGTCACATTCTCTTTTTATGCTCGTAAAGGTGCTAACTTCTCAGCTGCTTCAGATGTGCTGACATTCTTGGTGGCTTATGGAACAGGTACAGATCAAGATCCAGCAGGGGCTTACACAGGTCAGGCTAATGCAATTAACACTACTGCAACATTGACAACAACATGGCAGCGATTTACTGCAACTGCAACAATGCCAGCAACTGCAACAGAAATTAAGACATTCTTTACTTATACTCCAGTAGGTACAGCAGGGGCTAACGATTACTTTGAGGTAACTGGAGTGCAGCTAGAAGTTGGAAATCAGGCAAGCCCTTACGCTCCAGCTAACGCAACAATTCAAGGAGAATTAGCCGCTTGTCAGAGGTACTACTACCGCGCAACTTCTAACTCAAATAACAATCAAGTGTATGGAACAGGTTTTGCCGCTAGTACGACAACAATTCTAGTCCCAGTATTTTTTCCTGTTCAGATGAGAACTACACCAACAAGTCTTGGCTATTCAAATCTTAGAGGTTCAGATGAAACAACTGATTTGACTCCATCCACGGTTGTTGCTAATAGTCGAACAAATGCAAATATTTTACAATTACAATTAACTGTAACTGGGGCAACTGCGTTCAGACCATACTTTGCAATTGGTAGTGGTACGGCTGGATACATCGAGATAAGTGCGGAGTTATAAAAATGGATAATGTAACCTTTATTGTAAATGAATTAGATGGCGTGGAGTACGCAATCATTGACCACGGCAATGAGCAATTCACCTCAATGACGAAGGCAGAATACGACCGCCGTCAAGCGGAACAATCCACACCGATTGTGATCAATGAAGCCGAAGCTAAGTAAGGCTGCGATACAGCTACGCGAACAGTTCGATGATTCGTTCCCAGATCGTGACCGCACATCGGATGGTTGGATCGGTGATACCCGACACGCTGCTCGCAAGTCAGATCATAATCCTGATGAGCAAGGCTGGGTTCGTGCCATTGATGTGGACAAAGACCTTTTCAAGGGTGGCAAACCAGACATCATGGGAGATCTTGCTGATCAGCTTCGTACCTTGTCCAAGTCAAAAGCAGACAAGCGTATTAGTTACATCATTTTTGATGGACGAATCTGCTCCAGCATCCTTAACTGGAAATGGCGTAAGTACACAGGGGCTAACAAACACACTAAGCACATGCATGTTAGCTTTAAGAAAGAAGCTGACAATGATGGGGCTTTTTTTCAAGTATCTATGTTAGGTGGAGAATAATGAATGAACTAAAAACAGCAGCAGGCTCATGGGCTAGAGCATTCCTAGTAGCAGTTATCTCAATGGCAGCAGCTGGAGTCACAGATCCTAAAGCACTCATTGCAGCAGGCATTGCTTCAATCCTGCCACCTGTATTGCGCTACCTATCACCTAATGATCCTGCTATGGGAATTAAGAAGTGACACAGTCAGACTTCTTTACCCTTTACCTTGCCACCATTGCAATACTTGGTGGCTTGTCTGGCTATGTAATCACACACCTGTTGTCTGAGATCAAAAGACTCAACACGCGAGTCGATGAGATCTATAACATCTTGCTTGACAGGTAGCATAGTGCCATGGCTAGAAAAGCAACTAAGGCATTAGAGGAACAAGGTTACTCAAAGCTCGATGCTTACTGCATTGGGCTGTATGAATACTTTTGTTCTCTAAAGCGAGCAGGTTTTCCAGAGGACATCGCCATGTTTATGATTACAGAGCCACAGGCATATCCGCATTGGATCTTGCCTGATGGCGTACCGCCTGAGAAGTTAGGCGATTACATAGATGAGGATGACGATTAAGCGAATCGTAGTCGTGTCAGATCTTCAAGTACCATATGAAGATAAGGTAGCAACTCGTAATCTTGCTAGTTTCATCAAGAAGTTTAAGCCTGACCAAGTAGTCACCATAGGGGATGAGATTGACCTACCCCAGATAAGCAAGTGGGAAGAAGGGCGGATGGGCTCATACGCTCAAACGCTTGATGATGACCGCAATCAAGCTGTTGATCTATTGTGGGAGTTAGGCGTAACCGATTGCATAAGATCTAATCACACAGATCGCCTGTATAACATCATCATGGCTAAAGTGCCTGCATTCGGTGCACTGCCAGAGCTGCGCTTTGAGAAGTTTATGAAGTTCGATGAGTTAGGTATCACCTTCCATAAGAACCCAATGCCTATAGCACCTAACTGGATTGCTGTTCATGGAGACCACACACCCATGAAGCCACAGGGGGGTTTATCAGCCCTTGAAGCAGCCCGTAGGCATGGTAAGAATGTCATTTCAGGTCATACACACAGAGCAGGGCGTTCAGCCTTCTCAGAGGCTTCTGGCGGGCGTATAGGGCGTGTCCTGCATGGTGTCGAAGTAGGCAATCTTATGGACTTTAAGCAAGCTGCTTACACCAAAGGCGTGGCTAACTGGCAACAGGCATTCGCCATCATCTATGTGAACAAGGCTAAGGTGCAGGTCGATCTTATTAACATCGAGAAGGACGGCACATTCATTGTGGCTGGAAAGTCCTACGGCAGACCTAGATAATCGTTATCGTTTCGTTACACAAATGTCCGTGACTTTGTCGGATGTGCATGAGACTCTAATTCAGTAAGCAACCAAGGGCGTTGCTTGCAGTTAGGTAGAAGAATGAACTCCATAACAATCATTGGAATCATTGGCTTGTTTCTAGCCACTAATTTCATCTGGTACTGGCAAGGCTACAAAGATGGTAGGCGCGAAGGTTGGCACAAAGGTCGCAGCCTAGCCCGTTCGTTGGCAGATCATGCGAGCTAATGAAATCCTACTCACCGCCACCGACACGATCCGTGATCGTGGGCTATCGTACGGTCACCCTGCGGATAACCTGCAACACACAGCAATGCTCCTCAGCGCATACCTACAAACACCGATACACGACTATCAGGTGGCAGGGATCATGGTCTTGGTTAAACTTGCAAGGACTAATCAGTCAGCCCAACACATCGACAATTGGGTCGATTTATGCTCATACGGAGCACTAGCTGGACAACTAGCGACAGAGGAAAACGATCTTTATGTTTAATTTAGCCGATTACGAAACAGTAGAGGTGAGACTTGAAAAGTTTATTAAGGACTATCCAGATTTTCGCATATCGACTGAATTGGAAGTGTGTGAAAAAGATCGATACATTGTCAAAGCGTATCTATTTAAGGATTCTGAACAAAGTACCGCATTATCAACAGGACTCGCTGAGGAAAAGGTTACTGATCGCGGCGTTAATCAGACTTCTGCATTGGAGAATTGTGAGACTTCGGCAATCGGTCGGGCACTTGCAAATGCAGGTTATGCTGCTAAAGGAAAGAGACCAAGCCGAGAGGAAATGAACAAGGTAGTAGCTGCTAAACCAGTTAAGCCACCTGTTCAAGAGGTCAAAGCAGATGATCAAGATTACTGGACTACACCTGTTGGAGAATATAAAGGCATAGTAGATGCGCCTGTCACGCTTGACAAAGCAATGCAGACTGTGACTGCGATAATGGGTACACCAGAGGCAGTCGAAGCTCCATTATGCGAGCATGGACACATGCAGTGGCGTGATGGTGAGAAGAATGGCAAGGCTTGGGGTGGCTACTTTTGCAACACAGCAATCTCATCGGCACATCGATGCCCGACTAAATGGTACAACTTGGGATCAGATGGGAAGTTTCAACCACAGAAGGCGAGAGTTTAATGG